TGGTAAGTCAGGTTGGCAGGGATGCAATTTAACTGAGATTAATGGTGGTAAATGTAATACTCCAGAAGAGTTCTATAAGGCTTGTCGCGCAGGTGCTATTATGGGTACTCTACAAGCTGGGTATACAGACTTTAAATATCTTGATGAGACAAGTAAAGAGATCTTTGATAGAGAAGCTCTGTTAGGAGTTTCTGTAACAGGCTGGATGAATAATCCAGAGGTACTCTTAGATGCTGATATTCAACGTCGAGGAGCAGAGATTGTAAAGCAAGTAAACAAAGAAGTAGCTGCTCTTATTGGTATCAATCAAGCTGCTCGTACTACATGTGTTAAACCTTCCGGTAATGCTTCTGTATTGCTTGAGACTGCATCTGGTATTCATGCAGAGCATTCACCTCGTTATATTCGTCATATCCAACTTAACAAAGAGACAGAAGTTGCTCAGTTGATTGCAAAGACTAATCCTTATATGGTAGAAGAGTCTGTATGGAATGCTAACAATACAGATTACTGTGTAGCATTCCCTATCATTGCTCCTGAAGGTTCTCTATATAGAGATGAGCTATATGGTACTGACTTATTAGAAAAAGTATCACTAGTACAGAATAACTGGGTAGAGGCGGGGACAAACGTGGATCTCTGCGCTGATGCACGTATTAGACATAACGTTTCTAATACTGTTACAGTAATGCCTCATCAGTGGTCTCAAGTAGAAGATTATGTTTATAAGAATCGTCATTCATTTGCTGGTATATCTTTTTTAGCTGGTATGGGTGATAAAGACTTTAACCAAGCTCCTATGACAGAAGTACTCACAGAAGATCAGATTGTTAATCGGTATGGTAAAGCTGCTTTGTTTGCATCTGGCTTGATTGTAGATACACGCAAGTCTGGTTTCCGTGATCTGTGGGATGCTACTATGCAAGCTCAAACACCTGCTGAGTACCGAGGAGAAGTATCTGATCTAAACGCTGAATGGATTCGTCGTTTCAAGAAGTTCGCAGATAACTATTTCATGAATGATCTTAAAGAAGCAGAGTATTGTCTCAAGGATGTTTTTTTGCTACATAAGTGGACTAAGGCACAACAGAACCTATCACCTATTGACTTTGTATCTCAGCTAGAGATTAAAAAGTTTACTGATGTAGATACGATTGGTTCAGCAGCTTGTGTTGGTGGAGCTTGCGAAATAACGTTTTAGGAGAAAACATGGAAGAAGAATATTGGACTGAATGCATTGCGTGCGACACAGAATCGCAGGTGATGGTATTAGATAACGATGAAGAGCCTCAATATTGTCCTATGTGTGGCTCTCCTATGCAGTTTGAGCGACTAGAAGAAGAGTGATAAATAATCCCATCGAAAGGTGGGATTTTTTTTATGTGGATATACAATAATAATGAGTATGACGAGACGCCAGAAGAATATCAGGGGTTTGTGTATCTCATAACAGAGCTTGATACTGATAAGAAATATATTGGTAAAAAGTTTTTCTGGAAGCCTAAGACTCTCCCTATAACTAAAAGTAGAAAAAGACGCGTTAAAACTCGTGTAGAGTCTGACTGGCGTTCATACTATGGAAGTTCTAAAGAGGTGCAGCAGCTAGTGGAAGACAAAGGCTCAGATAGCTTTAAACGTGAAATACTACGGCTATGTAAGACAAAGGGTGAATGCTCATATTTCGAAGCTAAATACCAATTTGACAATGATGTGTTGCTTCGCGACGATTTTTACAATGAATTTATAGGATGTAAGATTCATAGTAAACATTTAGAGAAGAGCATAAAAGATGAATACAAACGAATATGACGTAACAGTAATAAAAGTCGTAGATGGAGATACAGTTGATGTAGATATCGATCTGGGCTTTGGAGTGTGTTTAAAAGATGAGCGTGTTAGAATCATGGGTATCGATACTCCTGAGAGTCGCACTAGAGATAAGGTAGAAGACTTATTCGGAGAAGCTGCTAAAGCTAGACTCAAAGAACTTATGAAGCACGGCGGTAAACTGATTACAACAGAGAATAAAGACGGTGAGGATATGAAGGGTAAATTTGGTCGTATTCTCGGGGACTTTAAAGTTAATTATAATGGTGAGATGAAAAGGGTTACAGAGATAATGGAACAGGAAGGTCATTGCGTGCCTTACTTCGGCGGCAGCAAAGAGGAGACGCAGGCTCAGCATATGAGAAACCGCACCCGTTTGTTAGCTGAAGGAATTGTCTCTCAAGAAGATTATGATAAAGCTGTAGAAAAGATGAAATAACCAGTTGCACTTCTGAGCGAACCGTATATAATAATATAGCGATATTGAGAGAGGGGATATAATGATATTAGTTGACTATTCAGCAATTGCTATTAGTAACGTAGTAACTCAAAAATTGGATATTGAAGAAGATTTAATCCGTCATATGATTCTTAATAGTCTTAGAATGCATAGAGCTAAACATCGAGAAAAATTTGGTGAGCTAGTTCTATGCATTGACGGCTCTAAGAACTGGCGTAAAGATGTTTATCCTCAATACAAACATAAGCGTAAAGATGCTCGTAAAGAGTCTAAGATGGACTGGAATGAAGTCTTTCGTATTATGAATATGGTTAAGGAAGAGATCAAAGAGAACTTTCCATATAAAGTAGTAGAAGTAGATGAAGTAGAAGCTGATGATATAATCGGTGTTCTATGTGAAGACACTCAAGAGTTCGGCCGTGGGCAAGACGTAATGATTATCTCTGGCGATAAAGATTTTGCTCAACTTCAAAAGTATAAAAACATATATCAGTACTCTCCTATAACAAGAAAGTATATTAAAGAAGCTACTCCTCGTAAGCAACTTATGGAGCTTATTCTAAAAGGAGATACTGCTGATGGAGTACCAAATGTGTTATCAGGAGACAATGTATTTGTAGATGGTGAGCGTCAGACCCCTTTAAGGCAGAAGAAGATTGATGAACTAATAAACGATCCTAAAGCAATGGGCGAAGAAGTTTATCGTAACTATTTACGCAATAAAAAGCTAATCGATTTAACAGAAACTCCTGAACCTCTAAAGGAGAAGATTATATATAACTATGAAAGCCAGGATAAGTTGGAAAATAAAGGTAAAGTATTTCCATATCTTATTGAGAAACGCTGTCGTAGATTATTAGAAGATATAAAGGACTTCATTTGATATGGTGAATAAAACTACATTATACACCTTTGAGTGTTTAGAAAAAGTAACAAAAGCTAAAACCAAAGAAGAAAAAATAAAACTCCTCCAAGCACAAAACAATAACTGGGCATTAAAAGACTTACTCAGAGGTACTTTTGATGATACTGTAGAATGGCTACTTCCAACAGGATCAGTACCGTATGAACCCGCAGATCCGAGATCACATCCTTCCAACTGGACTCAACACAATAAGAAATTAGCTTATTTTGTTAAGAAAGGCCCTGGAGAGAAAATGATTAAAATTAAAAGAGAAAAAATGTTTTTAGACATTCTCGAGACCGTGCACCCTCGAGATGCTGAGCTTCTTGTTGGTATGATTAACAAGAAGCTGCCTATTAAAGGTGTCACAAAAGCTCTAGTAAAGGAGGCTTTTCCAAATCTAATCTTACGTTAATTTATAGGAGAAATATTTACTTATGAGTAAAATCCAACTTAATAGACTACATAAAGATTTAATAGAACTTAATAGTTATATGGAAAAAGTACGACTACGAGGTAAGTTAGACCTTTTATCTAAGTTGAAACGTAAACATGATTTTTTAAAATCTAAATTGGAAACTTCAAGCTAGGAGGGGGGACTAGCGCAAGCTAGTCCCTTTAATATATGCCAACATATACAATGATTAACATTAAGACTAAAGAAGAAAAAGATATGATTCTATCTTTATCTGAAAGAGAAGAGCTCTTATCTAAAGGTGAATATACACAGAAGCTCTCTACAGCAAAGTTTATATCTCAGCACGGTATGACAATTAATAAAGCTGGATCTGGATGGAAAGAGGTACTAGGTAAAATCTCAAAGGGTTCACCTAGTAATAAAATGAATACGTAATGCAACGAAAAAAATCTATTAATAATTCTATGTGTGTTAAGATTGAAGATCTTCTTCAATTTGACCCACTAACCGCTAACCAAGAAAAAACATACAAAGCTTGGGATGATAATGATAATTTAGTATTAGTAGGGTCTGCAGGAACTGGTAAAACATTTACAGCTTTATATCTTGCATTAGAAGATGTGCTAGATAGTGATACAGAGTGGGAGCGAATAGTTATTATCAGATCAATGGTGCCTACAAGAGACATGGGATTTCTACCAGGTACTAAGCAGGAAAAAGAGGATGCGTTTACTGCTCCTTATAAATCTATTTGTAATGAATTACTAGGGGATAAATCTTCCTATAATAAAATGATAACAGCTAAACAAATACAGTTTGAATCTACTTCCTTTATTCGGGGAGTAACTTACGATAACAGTATTATTGTAGTAGATGAAATGCAAAATTTAAATTTTCATGAGTTAGATTCTGTTATTACACGAGTAGGTCGAAACAGTAAAATTATATTCTGTGGAGATTATAAGCAGAGTGATTTTAAGCATAAAGAAGAGAAAAACGGTATTATAAACTTTATACAAATACTTGAACAATTAAAAAATTTTACTGTAATTAACTTTGGATGGGAAGATATTGTAAGATCTGATTTCGTCCGAGATTATATTATGACAAAAGAGATGCTAGGATTTTAAGAGGAGACAATGGCAAAATTTACTAGATATGACCCCCGCAATAAGAAAAACGGTAAACATAAATCACAATCTGTAGATGGTTATAGCCGGATTCGAGAAGTAAGTAATAAAGATAATAAAAAATTACTACAAGAAGTGGTATATGATGATGAGAATGACTATGATGCAACCGAAAATATTCAACTCAACGGATAAATATTTTATATACTTAATAAGCGATATGAGTACGAGCAATTAGTATCATATAGAAAAAATTATAAGCTACCTTCTTATGATAGTGATATTGAAAGTATACGATACTTTATTAATAATAGTTATAAAAGTAATAGATTTCGTAAAAATTATAAGCAGGTTTTAGCTTTAGCAGTAGAAATAATGGAATATTATAATGAAAAAACTAATCTATCAGGTATACACCGGTAAGCGTAGTAAGTTATATGATTATTGTACAAGTAGTGTAGAAAAATATGCTAAGCGTGTTGGAGCTGAATATATTGTACAGCGGCAACCTATTCTTATGATTAAACCCGATCCATTTCAAACTAATAGGAGTAGAGAGTCATATGAAAAATATGGTGGATTCCTTCCGATCTATGAAAAGGAGAATGCTTTCTCCTACCTCAAGTCGTACGATCAAGTTGCTATTATTGATGCTGATGTTTATATACGCCCTGAGTGTACCGAGTCAATTTTTGATGCTGCTGGTACTGATGTTGACTTTGCTGGTGTTCTAGAAAGAGATATGCCAACTACAAAGGCATATACTAAGAAGATTGCTAATTATTCCCGTATGCAATATGGCATGAACACTCTTAATCATTTATTTGATTGGAAGCATGCTGGAGGTGCTAATTTCTATAATATGGGCATTATGGTTTTAAATAAGTCTATAAGTAAATATTTAAAGGGAGAGACGCCTCAGCAGTTTTTACGTCGACCTCAATTTAAACCTTTTATTGACGGAATGGGAGCATGGAAGTGGTCTACTGATCAAACATTATTAAATGTATGGGTAAAAGAAGAGAAGATGAAGGTAAAGAACCTGTCCTTCCATTGGAATGGTTTATTTACTGGAATTGAAATGGATAAAATTAAAGAATGCCATTTTGTACATTTCTTTTTAAAGGATAAATTACCCACTAAAGGTGAAAACATTGAAGAACTTCTAGCACAGATTTAAAGGTAATTTATCATGGTAAGAAATATTATACTACAGCATTTTGATGGTGAGTTAAGAGAGTTAGATAGATTGTCTATTACGAATATTCAATCTTATGCTGAAATGGTAGGAGCTGATTACAAGTTAGTAACTGGGAAACCTTTTCGTAGACACCTCACATCTCCTTGCCAAAAAGTTTATATGATCGATGAGAAGTGGGATGATTATGACAATCTTTTAATGTTAGATATTGATATGTTTGCGCCTAATGGTATGACAGACAATGTTTTTAAAGAAGTTGGGATTGGATTATATGAGAATGTCCAGCAAAGACTTCATAGACAGATAGCAAATACATATCCTCTACAAGCCAGTCAAAGGTATCCATACTGGGGTGGAGCAATTTACAAGTTTACTAAGGACATGAGAGTTAAACTGAGATCTGCTCTAGGAGATAATGAAA